TGATGATGCGCGCCTGCTCAGGTAGCAGCTCGCCCAGCTGTGCGCGCAGTGTCGCAAAGTCTGACACCAGGGCGTCGCGCTCGTCGGGTGTGAGCGAGGCGAGCCATTCTGACGGGTACGGCACAGCTCTGGTTGTGTCTCTGGCTGCGTCTGACGGCTCTGGCGGTGTGATGCCTCTGGCGCGCAGCACACGGAACGTCTGCCCGCCGATCAGCCCGGCCAGCAGCGGCAGCACATACCGGTTGAACGCGTCGCGCCACGCACTGCCGCCGGATGCGCCCGCACCCAGGTCTGGTGGCGGAGTCGAGTCAGCAGTGATCGACGGCAGCACCATCGGGGTGACAGTGCGCGCCCACTCGTCGACTGCTTTGTCGATCGCGGGCTGCAGCACTGCTTCCCACGCGTCCAGTTCCTGCTCGGGTGTCATCGCTGCGCGTCCCTGTCTGTGTCGGGAATGGGCGGCCCGGGCGGGTCAGCGGGCGCGGACGGTGCAGCTGACGGCGCGCCGGGCCCTGTGTCGATCTGTGTCGGGGCGACATCGAAGCCGATAATGTGCGCGAGCGACGGCAGCAGCGACGGCGCTTGGCTGACGAGCTGGATCGCCAGCTCGCGCATCGCTTCGTCGCTGTTGCGATCTGGTGCGTCGTCGTCGCCATAGCCCAGCTCCTGCCGGTACGCCTGCGGGCTGATCACGCCCCGGTCGAACGCTGCAGCAGCATCCTCGCGCCGGTCGGGCCGTCGCGACAGATCCGACAAGTCGAACCAGACCACGACCCGCTCAGGGTCTGGGTGGCCTTGTGCGGCCAGCAGCGGGTGCAGCACTGACGAGGTCAGCGCGTCGCAGATGAGCGTCATCATCGGCGCAAGGTGCTGCGAGATCGCTTCGTCGCGGGACGCCCACGCCGACCAGTGATTCGAGTCGCCGTGACCAAGTAGCACTTCTGGCGGTATGTCCAGCGACAGTGCGAGCCTGCGGATCGCTGACTCGCGGGTGTGCAGGTTGGTCTCTGTCACGGTCGAGTCGAGCGTGATGTGTCTGATCTTGTCGATGTGCTCACCAGCGGCTTGGATGACGATCGGCACCATCGCTGCTGCCGAGGCTTGGTCTCTGATCGACGTGGTCATCGCCTCTTGTAGCGCTGACATCAGCTCACCAGCGTCGACTTGGCGCATGCCGACACCTGTGTCGATCGGGGCTTCTCCCCCGGCGTCTGCCGGTAGACCGGGGGCGTCGTCGTCGCCACCGGGCACGAGCCCTGTGGGCATCGAGATCTCTGTCGGTAGCGCGAGGATGCCGTTGCCTGCGATGCGCGATTTGCCTGCAGCGTCGATCGCTTGCTCGGTGCGTCTGATCTCGCGCAGGATCGGCAACGCGGCGCGCACCGGGCTGTCAGCTTCTGCAGCGCTGCGCGGGTGCGAGCGCCACACACGGAACAGACTGTCAGTGTCGGGGTTGATCTGATACGTCGAGCTGTCGGGCAGTGTGATCTCTACGTCCTGGCCGACCGTGGCGATTTCGCTGTCAGCGATCACATGCCATTCCTCAGCGGCGGCTGGGTCGTCGTCTCTGTCGATGATCGCCACCCACGCCTCGCCGGGCACGGTCAGGAAGGTTGCGAGCCGCGACAGCATAGTCGCTTGGCCTGCTGGACCCCCGGCGATGTCAGAGACCATCTGCGTCGCAGCTGCGTCTGACGACTTGCCGGTCGGATGCCCGGTGAGCGGGTCCAGTTCAGAGGCGATGAGTCGTGCGCGAGACAAGCTGTTGGCGAACCACTGGCACACGGCGCGCAGCTCGCCCACTTCGTCGAACCGTTGCCATGCTTCGACTTGCCAGGGGTGCGCAGAGCCCGGCTTACTGCTGGCGGTTGCTATTGACTGCGTCAGGTCGATGCGTCGAGCGTCAGCAGTCAGTGCGCGGGGTGGGGCAGCGAGTGTGGCGCGCCTGAAGCGGTCGAACAGTCCCATCGGTTAGCGCTCCCCTGCGTTGATCGCCAGCACGGACAAGTGTGCGACTGCCAGCACAGTGATCGGCACCCCGGCCCACGATGTGAGCGCGAGGGTGTCGTGCGCATCTGTGATGAACCACAGCGGGGTTGCGACGGCTGCAGCGATCCACAGTGACAGGCACCACCGGCAGTGCACGAGGTAGGTGATCGGGTTGCTTGCGCCCAGTCGGGTCGCGGTGGTGGTGCGTAGCCACTGGAACGCCTTGTCGTCGACGATCAGCCGGGTCGCTCGTGCGACCGCGAGCGTCGCGAGGACGAGAATGACGAGCAGTGTGACCATGCTCGGGACGGTAGGAGTACGGGGTGACGCTCCCGATTACAGTCCAGACGGCATCGACGAGCCCCACGAGAACCCGCGTCGAGCACGTGGCGCGGGTTCAGCTGGTGCGACCGGCACAGCGATGATCGAGCGCGAGCCGACCAGTTGCATGCAGCGCTCGAAGCCGTTGACGAGCGCGTCGAGTCGGTCGGGCGATGTTTGGCCCTGCTGCCACGTCGCGGCTTGTGTTTCGAGTTTCGGGTGCGTGCCGACCATGCGCAGTCTGCCGGTGGATGCTGCTTGGCGGGTGCCTGCAGCTCGTGCTGTCTTGTCGCCCTTGGCGCGCCACGGCTTGATCACGAACGGCGGGTCGTCTTGATCGGGCACAGCGATGCCGGACAGATCCAGGGCGCTGTCGTGGCCGTCGTCGCGTGCGCGGGCGGCGTCGCGCACTTCTGTCCATGCTTGCCGGATGACTCGCTCATAGGTGGGGCCGGTGGTGAACGCCTCGAACAGCACTTCACCCGCGCCGGTCTCTAGCGCGAGCAGTACAGCTTGGCGTGCCCACTCGTGTGACTGCAGCCGCTCTGAGCGATCGTCGGTCACCGCGACTCGACCGTCAGCTGTGGCTGACAGTGCGATGATGCCCGCCTCGTCGCCGTGGCCGGTCTCTGCGGGGTCGACTGACACGATGCGTGCTGCGACGTTATCGGGGGTGCGTGGCAGCCGGTAGCGGTCGAACCAGTCCTGCGAGAACAGCCCGCCCTCACCGGGTGTGGGGGTGCCCAGATACAGCGCAGACCACACGCGGGGGCCGACTTGCTCGCGGATGCGTAGCCAGTCGTCGAGTGTGTGGCCCCTGGTCGATTCGAGTGGTTCGCCGGGTGCGCGGTTGAGCGCATCTGGTACGCCTTCGGTCGCGATCGCGGGAATGTTGATCACGCGCCACTCGCGCTCATCTTCCGGCCTGGATTCGTCGATCGACAGCAAGTGACCGGCAAGGTCTTGCTCGTGCCAGCGGGTCTGCACAATCACAACCGGCGCGCCGGGGGCGAGTCGAGTCTGCGCAACTGACTGCCACCACGTTATTACCTTCTCGCGCTCGACTGTGCTGTCGGCTTCGGCCATGCCTTTGATCGGGTCGTCGATGATCAGCAGCTCAGCTGGTTTGCCGGTCAGTGAGCCGCCCACACCAACGGCGAAGCATCCCCCGGCGTGCCCGGCGATCTTCCACGACGCTGACGCTGACTGGTCATCCGCGAGCGCGTAGCCCAGCCGGTCGGGCAGCCGCGCCCCAGTGATCGGGTCTTTGGCGTCTGATCCGGCGATGCGCACGATGTTTCGTGCGGTGCGCACATGGTGGCGCGCCAGGCTCTCTGAGTACGAGGCGACGACCACGCGACGCTCTGGGTCTTGCACGATCGCTCGCAGCACACCCCACACAGACAGTCGGGTGGACTTGCCTTGCTGTGGCGGGATCGTGACGATCAGCCGGGCGTTCGGCGTCTGCAGCGCCCACTCGAACGCGTCGTCGATGACTCGCATCGCGGGGGTCTGCACTGTGGTGTCGTCGATGTGCTGTGCGAGCGCCCCGGCTGACGGGTAGCGGCGGGACACAGCTTGTCTGCGGGCCTCGCGTTCGAGCGACGAGATCAGCGCGGCACGCTGCTCACTGGTCCAGCCCTCTGTGTGGCGGTCGAGCAGCGTCGCCAGTTTCGTGCTGTTCACCCGGTTCGCCTCCCTTCCATGCACAGTCGTCGCACGCAGTGAACGGACACCAGTAGCAGGGTGTGGGCGTCATGTGTTGGTTCTCCATGCGTAGTCGGGTGCTTCGGGCAGCAGCCACAGGTGGCGCATGTTGGCGTCGTCGACGATCTCGTCGTCGGGCGGGAACACTTCGACCGCCCACCGGTGCGCGTACCCGGCCTGGTCTTTCAGTCTCATGAGGGTGTCCCAGTCGAGCCCGTCAGCCCAGCGCTGAGTGTCGTGGTCGAAGGTAGTCGAGTTGATCGTCAGCCGCTCGAAGCCCTGATCGCGCCACAGCGTCACGAAGTAGTCGCGTGAGCCCCAGACCGCTGCAACTTCGTGCGGGGCGCTCTGGGGCAAGGGCAGCCGGGCCAGAGACCGGGTGTGATGCGCGGGGTATCGCTTGCGTCTGCTCATTGTGGCGGTTCCTCGGGGTAGGGCTCCCAGTCGGTGGCCCAGCGGCGGTGCGTCTCCCCGAACTGGTTGTCGGCTCGGATTTCGGTCAGCGGCGCGGGGGCGAGGAGGCCCGCCTCGGTTAGTGCGCGGGCGATCAGCGTGTCGATTCCGCCGTCCACGTCGGGCCTGCCGTCCATGTCCCAGCGACTCATCACCGACCCGATCACGCGGGCCGCCTGCTCGATCTCGTCCAGGCGGTCACTGATCGACATGACTGTCTCCTGTCTTGTACGGGTTGTCTTGCTCGGGGCCGTCCGTCCATTCGTCAACCCACACGTCCTCCGGTGCGGACCCGACTGCCGAGAACCAGCCTTCGTCGTACGCCTTGCTCAGCATCGGGATGATCCGCCCTGCCACCTGGTCGCAGTTGCACAGTGGCCCACCGAACGGCTCGTC